TTAATAGATGAATTTCCAGCAGATAGAACAAACTCCCCTTCCTTCCGCATGAATGAAAAATTAATAAATTTCTGTATCTCTAAAAGAGCTTCTTGGAAAAGTGGTTTGTAAACTGAATTGTAAAAAGTAGAAAGTGAAAGGGGCTCCTCATACGGAACCCCCGCAAACTTTAAGATGTGTTGAATGTATTCATCGTTCGATGTCCACATTGTTTACTCATTAGATTAATCATTAAACAGCTACTAAAATACCACCTACAGGCTGACCCTCTGCACTAAACCAAGTCGGGCTCTCTCCTCTATAAGTCCTAATAGCCATTCCTTTATATCTACCATAGTCCATTGGTCTCTCTTCATAGACAGCCTCAGGTCTAATCACCGCTTCAACCACTGGTTGCTTACCTAAGAATATACAAATTGCCTTGCCCTGTAATTCAGGATTTAATGAACAAACAAACTTGTCAATATACTTACCCTCATCTCTTACAAATTCCTGACCATAGAAGGAACCAATATACCCTTTATATAGTTTCTCTACATCACCAGAATAAGTAACAGCTTGGAAAAATACTGGGTCAGTCAATAACCTATTCTCCGCTTGCTTGTTAATTATCACTAAATAAGTCCCATAACCATCTCCTGTGTAAGAAGGAACATTTAGGTCATGTAAAATTTGAGCAAACTTAAGAATATGGGACATTGTTAAATTAGCGGGAGTTTTATCATCAATAGTATGATTAGTTGTATCATAAGTTACTTGTGTAATTGTTATTGGGGTAAAAATCCCATCAACATCTCTCATGAATTGTTTAGTCGGTGCTAAAGTTTTACCTGTCTCATAGTATACATCACCACCAGACTGAGCAATCCCCAAAACATCTAAATAAACAAATGCATTCATTAACAAGTCTCTTTCAATCGATGCTACACCAATTTGACTAAACTTCTCCCTTGCAAGCCCTTCAATATCTACAAATGAAAATAAATCAGCCCTTTCAGTATGCTTGAACTGTTTACCTCTCTCAGCTATTTGAATTAAGAACCTGCCAAAATTGAGATTAAAGTCAGGTAAAGCATCAAACTCCCCTACTTCATCCCACAATGCATCTTCAGGTCTAAATAGATCCTTCGGAACCATAAATTTATCAGACATCTTCTCAGAAAATCCAGTAATTTTATCAACATATCGCCTGAAGTTCGAATAAGCAAAAGTAATCTTCCATAAATCTTTGGATAATTCAGTTCGTATAACAGCTTGTGCATCAGTTGTATCATAAAAGTTGGCTGCCGATATATTACCACCTTCAGCCCCTAAATCTCCCCAAAATAAATCAGCCACGGTTCATCCCTCCTTATTATTGTTTTTCTATTGGTAGACCGCTTGGAGTAGATAAATCTAATCTACCCCGATCAACGGTCTGGTCATCCATATGGTAAATCATATGATACTTTGTCGTTATATATGGCAATGCTTTCTTGTAATCCCTCATCAAATCTCTTACTGTATAAGGTCGTTTACCCTGCTGTTTGTTTGGTATGTAATATGGATTATACTGTTGTAGTCTTCTTAATTGGTCTGCTAATGTCTTTGTTGCTTCAAGTGTTAAATCCTTTGCCCTTTCAAGATATGTATAATAGTCTCCTTGTCTCCTTCCCGCTTGAACATCTAATACATACTGCCGATAAGCAATGGGCTCAATTGTCTGTAGTAAACTATTTAAATTTTCAAAATTAGCATATTTAGCTACAAATCTTTGCCTACCAACAGCTATATCATGTAAATCTGTATTAGTTAAATATTCCGCCCCTGGGAATGATGATTGATTTGATTGTATGTCTTTTTCTTCTGGTTGATTTTGCATTTGTTGCTGTGGTTGCTGTTGTAATTGTTGTTCCTCTTGTTCTTGTTTTGCTGATTCTGCTTGTTCTTGTATTTCAGTTGCTTTCTGATTGTCAATCTCAACCGGTTCTTTTAACCATTCAAAAAGTTTGTTCAAATCCATCTCTGCCTCCTTATGTCATATTATACATCAATTCATTTTCTTTGTCAAGAGGTGACCATTTATAAAAATATAAACAATGCTCCTTCTTATTATACTGCACCACTACACAATTAAAAGCCATACTTAATACATTCAACATATTAATTTGATACTCACTTAAACTGTTATTCCAATTTTTTACTTCATAAAATCCACTTGGTAAATCATATTTTGCTTTAACAACTAAAAAATCAGGCAAACCCCTTATCACAGGACAATATAACTTAAATGCTTTAACAAAGACAAATTTCTTCAAAAAATTATTTATATCTTTCTCAATACGGAATATTTTATTCCTTGGTAAACTCAATTTAAAAATAACTGGTAGGGAATACATAGGTAGGTGTCTTCAAATATCTACTCTTCTGTGGTTTACTTTGTTTGTATATCTCTACTATAACATATCTTATCGCATCAAGCAAATGTTCATAAAATCCATCTTTCTTATAATTACCATGATGATCAGCTTGAAACTTTCCTAAAAATCCCTCTAATGACCTATGAGCTTGGTCGCTAACTAATAATTTCTTTTTCTCTAATAAGTCTTTTATCATCGCTATGCTCTCAACTATTCTTACACGATTTCCACGAAAAACAAGCCCATAATCTTTTCTCAACTTAGTAAACAAATCATACCCATCATATATCTCTCTATTCTTTCCTGCAATATCTCCTACATAAGTTATCAACTGTGGGCGTTTAATTTTATACTTCTTTTTAAATCGCTCTAACATGTATTCAATAAATACCTTCAGTGGTTGGTTATCCGAAATATAATCATCTAAAATTACAATCCTACCTAAATAATCAACTCCAACCAATGCATATGCTGAATGTCTAATCCCAAAATCAACCCCACAATAAAGTGTATAATCAAATGTTATGTCAATCAATCGGTTATCAATCGTAATAATGTTTTGCTCATCAAACACATCATCAAATAAACCACCACCATAATCAAATGCTCCCCACTCACCATCAAGCATAATCTTCCTATAACCTAAAGGCTTCATCTCCATCTCAGTTATGAAAGAATGAGACACATTAAACCTCTTAGCAATCACCATATCCCCTATCTCATAAAGCTTCTCATATCTAATGTTTTTGCTTACAAAAAACTCTTTTCCGCCATAACTATACGGTATCATCTCTTCCCAATCTTTCTTGCTAACTCGAGTTATCAAATAATTGTCATAAGTAGATGACCGAATAATAAAAGTATCTTCACGGTTCTTCTCAGCAAATTCTTTATACAACCAATGCTCCTGCGAACACGGATTAAGTATTAACATACCTTTTGAAAAATCATGCACTAACCTATAACGCTCACTTACTTCAACAAATGCTTCCCTACTTATCCTATCAACTTCATCAATAAGTATCACATTAAATTCATAAGATAGCACGGACTTATATTGAGCATTCTTTTCATTGAGAGATAAATAGTAAATTTCTACATCTGTTGCCTCATTCCTTATTACTTGCAAATTTAAATTCGTTGTGATAAGAGACTTCAAATATGGATTTTCTGCTAACAATCGCTCAAGACCTGCAACTAAAGTATTCCTCAAATCTCTCAAACTTTCACGAGCAATAAGAATACGAGACCCACGATACTTTTCATTGGTCAATAATTCATACAGAATAAAAATAGCAAGCTGTGTCTTACCAGAACCTTTACCACCAACCGATACAATCCATCGATAATTTGAATTGAAAAATAATTCCCAGATCTTTTCCTGAATTGGTGAAAGTGCTAATTGTAGCATCTTAGCATAATATAACTTGATTTTTCGTAAAAACAAGCTATTATTAGATTGATGGATAAAAAAATTATCCCCGCTACATCAATACCTGAATTAATTGAGACATCTGATTTCCATAATATCAAACAAAAACGAGCTCTTCTTAAATATAAAAACATGATTATTGGTATAAAGGAAGGCGATGTGATAGTTCTACGATCCGATAATGAAGATTACCTTTTAGCAATTGCTGAATTCATCCGAGATAACAAACATCGATTAGAAATATTACAAGACCCACATAAACCCTTCTGCCTATCGTTCAAACTCCGAGATGGTAATAAAACATACTACCTTGGCTTTGGTCGGTTGAATTATTTCGAGTATAATTATATTATCAATCTTTTACGCAAATTTGGTATCATTCAAGATGAATTAACTCCATATGCAGATTTATTGATTGAAGATTATAAGCAAGGGGTTAAATTCTTTTATGAAGGGGTAGTATAATGGCTGTATTGTGGTTAACAACTGGAATGGATTGTGGATATATTGAAGAATTTGCCAAGCATGAAGAGGTTTATTTATTTGCTGATTTTATTAGTGCATTCCCAGATATGGAAGACCTCGCATTTGGTAGAAATATTCACAATGTCCAAATACTAACTGATTTACCACCAGAAATTTTTAACAAGATTGATAAAGTCATAACGCTTGATTGCTACTTTGGTTTCTTTATTGAATTATTTAAGCAATTAAAAATTGATGTGTTTGGGGCTGGAGTAGAAGCTCGGCTTGAAAATAACCGTTTATTCCAAAAACAATTAATGCCTAAAGTTCCCCGTTATCGTGTAGTAAGCTTTGAACATTTAAATTTTCCTGCAATTACCAAAGTTGACCCAATCTATAGAAATTCCTTCGAAAGTGCAATCATTAGAAACCAATACGAACTTGAATTCTATAAACAGAACCTCATCCAAACAGCTGGACAATTCGCTAAAGATATCGATTACTACCAAGAAGAAATTTTATCTGATATTGAAATTGAATACGGAATTGATTGCATGTGTCTTGGTAATGGTATTGAACCACCCTTTACTATAGGAATTGAACAAAGTAAAAATTCTTACATTGCTAAGGTTATCAAAAGAAAAGAAGATGTATTAATGAAACCATGGGCTCTTAATCTGAGAATGTGCGATACTCTCTTACAGCAAATGAAATATATAGGTTTCTTCTCAACAGAAGAAATCAAAGTCAAAGGAGAAACTGAACCTTACTTAATTGATATTTGCATGAGACTTGCCCTACCTTTAGGCACTGCTTACTTGAAATTCTATTCTAACATCTATCAAGCCATCCGAAACAATATCCCACTTATCCCAAAAGCTGAATACATATATGTTATACCAATATCCTTACCTTTAGCTGAACAAGCTTTCGTGCCAATTATTTTTAAGGATAGATACATCTTTGAAAACTTCATTGCTCTACAAACTTATTATAAACCCAAAGTGCAAAAGGACCTTACATTCTACGCTATCAAAGGTTATCCTACAGTCGGATGCATTGTGTTATATTCGAATTATTTAGTTGATTACGAAGAACTTGAAGAACAAGTCAAAAAAATTGAAGAAACAATCATAGCCCCGGACCTAAAAATCGAATACGATACCTTAAAAGAAAATTACGAAAACTTCCAAAAAATGCTCGAAATCCTTGAATTAGATTGATGACCTAACAAACGATACAAAACTTCCTGCACTTACATTAGCATCAATCTCTATCTTAACAAATAAACCTACCAATTCTATGGTTTGAGAACCTGATACATTACTAAGCGTTTGAGAATAAACTTGCAACCAATTTACATTGTCCGTTGACACTTTCACTGTTATAGTCGCTGACCCATTAATATTGTAAATCAAATATCCATGCTTATAAACCTGTGTAGGAAGAACTTTGTTAATTAGTCCACTATACGCTCCATTGATTAAATTGGTCGCTTCTTTTAACGGTGTTATAATAACCATTTATTTAAACACCCCAATTAATATACCTAATAAGATACCAATCCCTAAATATTTACCTCTTTCAATCCAACTAAGTTTTTGTTTCTTTTCGCACTCTTTCAACGCTGTATCATATAACTGTTTTTGATTTTTGTAAAGCTCCATCTGCTCTCTTAACAGTTGATTTTGCTCTCTTAATATTTCATTCTGCTTCTTCAAATTCTCAATCAATCTTTCATATTCTTGAACCTCTTGTTCTAAAACCCTCTTTTGCTTTAACTCAACTACTACCTGCTTAGCTTGCTCCTCAGTTAAACAAATATCAACTGCATAAACTTGGCTTGCTAAAAAGAAACACACTAACAAACTACTTAACAACCGCATCATATCCAAGCTCTTTAAAAGCTTTTATTACCTCTTCTGCTGTCTTTGGTTTATGTATTTGCTCCCTTTGCTTTTTTAGCGTTGTTATCCTTTTTTCTCTTATCACTTGCTCCTTCCGTAAAGCTTCTAATTGCTCTTGTAATTGCTGTATTTGCTCTTCTTTTTGCTTAATCATCTGTTCCTGTTGTTTGATTGCTTGGGTGAAAACAGCTTCTTGCTTTCTTGTATGTATAATCAACCCTACAATAACACCAAACAAAATCACAACTATTATAACCCAAAATAACCGCCTACCAATAACTGTAAGCACGCTCAATAACTCCATTCCGATACTTTATCCCATTTTTCCAAACCTTATACCCATATCGATAATTTATATCACAACTTGTCCGCCACTGCAAACATTGACCAGCTCGCTTCCATACACAAATTCTTTCCGTAAACTTCTCATTGCATAACTCAAATGCTCTATCCCACACACAACCTGCTTGCACCGCTTCTCTATTCACCTTCCAACATGACCGATTATAACACTGATAAACACACCAAAGCTTTTTACACTTTACCTGTCCAATCAATTGCTTAATCAAATACGCCTGAGCCAAGAAATGGTCTATATGCCCCTTAACCTTCCAATTCGGAAACTTTTTGTTCAACCACGGTAAAAATCTTTCGGTCAACTGAGCATAACCTACTGAGCCCCATCCATCTAAAGAAGTTCGCCATATGCAATTAGTTTCTGCTTCAATCTGTCCTAAATTATACCAATAGGGATAGTCTAAGCCTAATACAAACTCAGAGGCTTGTCTTACTTTGGGCGCCAACTTATAACATACAGAGGCTTTAGCCGTTTGCCAAAATCCAAGAACTACCAAGCAAAATAGCAATATAGTATATCCTCTTAGCCCACTCATCATCCCAATCTATATGACCTATTCTTGTTAACCTTGTTAAATAAGCAAACACATACCACAAAGACAAAAGAAATATCTTCTTAAACACAAACTGAAACGGCTCATAAAATACACCAATCAACCCTGTTATAAAAAATACCAAACCTAAAACTATTATCACCCAATGCCAACCAAATTGCTGTAAATACTTGTTCATAGATGCCCTCCTAAGAACGCTCTTGAGTTAACATCTTAATTAACCATTCTAATTTCTCATCTATCTTTTTGTCAATTTTGTCTAATGTTGTTTCTAATTTTTCTTCAATCTTTTCTAATCGTTCATACAGCCTACATATTTCATCATCAAACATATCCATCCTTTGCTTGCAAACTTCTTTTACCCCATTTGGACTTTTCAACCCAATCAACCAATCCCAAATTATCTTAAATAATATACCAATACACCCAGCAATCAATAAATAAGTTACTGTCTCTGGGCTCACTTCTTCCTCCTTTTCTTTTTCTTGACCCATTTTCCACCCTTACCCCGAACCCAACCTGTTGCCTTAGAACATATCGCATACGCCTCAGATTTTGTATAGCCCTTTCGCCTTACCTTCTTCACGCAATCTTCCAGTTGTTTAGGCATCTTTTCGCCTCCTTAATGCAAAACCAAACATCTGAACCATACTCCCATCCTCAAGTGTCTTTGGTCTCCAACCAATATAAAATTCCCACTTCTTCCCACGATAACTAAAGAACGGCAAAATCAAATTCCAACTCCTCTTAGTGTGCCACACCCTCCATTCTGCTGGATACTTGAACGTCCCTATCACCCTCGTATCAAAATTATGAAGCGGATTTCTAATAAAAAACCACATAAACTCTCTCAAGTTTTCATTCCTGTTCGGCATAAACCAATTAGGTGGCTCAGGACTATCATCATTACCAAATATCGCCCAAATCAATCTACTACTCTGTAAAATTCTCCTCACTAATGCCATAAATTCCTCTATCCACTAAATTGAATTACAATGCTATTCAACTCATCTAAACTCTGCGCATTTTTTATAGCTTGCTTAGTCTGTTCATTCCATTGTCTAATTGCTTCCCTCTGCTGAAGCTGAGTTGCATATTTTTGCTTGAGGGCTTCTACTTCTGCGGTGTCATTTTGTATCTGAGCTTCTGCTATTTTCGTAATTACATAATCAGTTTGAACAAGTAAAGATGCTACATAAGTTTTTAACTCTGAAAGCTTTTGAGCTTTGAGCTCTTGTAATTTTTCATCCTGAGTTTTTACACGAATTTGAGTGCCATCGTAAATCACATCATCAAGACTTTCTACATCAAATTCAATAGCATCAGACGGAGCTAAATTTTCATCCTCAGTTGTAAAAAGCTGTCCATTCTCTACCCAAGCATATATTTTCATCTGCAAACCCCCTTAACCTTGTCTTGTAATAATCAAATAATCAACGTTTAAATTTATACCGTTTCTATTTGTCATAGTTCCAATAAAATATCCATTACTCGGAAAAGAACCATTTGCAACAAATACTCCACCAGATGGCCAAGAATCTATTGCTCTACCCGTCGCAGATTGATAGACTTTATCTAAAACAATAAAATTAAACGCCGCCCAATTATATGAGTCATTTATAGTTCCTTCTACAATAGGCACAAACGAATAACCAGTATAACCTGCACAACCTGTACTATTCCCTGCGGCTCTTAAAATTTGAATTGCACCATCACTTATATTTATTCCATTAGGTCTAAATCCATAAACAAAATCATTTGTTGAACTATGTTTTAATTCTCCACTCCACGCACTTGGATTTATACAAGCACAACGGATTTTATATTTATTCCTTAACAACAAAGCTTGACCAACTGTTAAATAAGCAATCTTAAAATTATCGGCTGTATTTGTATCATCAGCTATCACTTCAACAGTTCTACCTAAAGCTGGGAAAACTTGATACCAGTTTGTCCCATCATTTGAAACTTGCAATTGACCATTACTAATCCTTAACTTTCCTAATCGATACCAAATATCATTTTGAACCCATTTAGTCCAGTCAACCTTTATCCATGCTGAGCCGTTCCAGTAAAATAGTTCGTTTGTGTTCGTGTTATAAAAACTGTCATAAACCTGAGGAGAAGCTGGAGCTGAGAACGCAATATAAAGCTGAGAATACGGAACAGACAGCGGAGTAAAAAGAGGCAAAAAGTCTTGAGGAATGACTGATTGGTCATTTGAAACAGGTATCACATTCGGGCTAGGTGTCTGGCTTGCATCGAAACCATCTACTTTATCTGCATCTAAACCACTACCGGCGCCATCATTCCCTTCGTGCCATATTTTTTTCCTGTTTATAGCTAAATTATTGGGGTCTATAGCTTCTAAACGTGGCTCATAACCGGCAGTACTATCAGGAGTCAGGTGAAAATCTATATATTTCCCTACTTCCATTACGCCATCAATTCCAACAACTGGAATCCTACCCCACCCTGAGTTGCCAGCGTGATAACCATCTAACAAATCAGCATTCAATCCACTCCCATGACCTTGAGGACTTATACTACTTGGTGGCTGTGTTCCTGTATGATTAGCTCTATTTAAATAATAACTACCATCCTGTCCATCTAATTTATCTGCATTACTTACATTCGATTGCCAATTTGTTCCGTCATATATTTTTAAGATTGGTGGATTGATTGATGTATCTAACCAAAATTGACCTATATATGGATTTGTTGGAGCAGTGTTTCCTTCATATGGAGAATTAACTACTTGCCAATTTGTTCCATCGTATATTTTTAAAACTGGTGGTGAAACAGTTGTATCAAACCAAAATTGACCTATATATGGAGTTGTTGGTTCATCTACATTTGCAGGTTTTACTTCTAACCAATTTGTTCCATTATAAACTTTTATTAATGGCGGAGCAACTGATGTATCAACCCATATTTGCCCTACTTTTGGATTTAATGGTGCAGTAATTCCTACATAACAAGCTCGATAAATTGGACTATTCTCAGGGTCAGAATTATAAAATGCATCCGCTAAAATTGAAAAATTTGTATTTATCTTTGCTGTTTCTTCACTTACTTTACCACTCGGATGAGTTATTGGGTTTTTTACATACGGCATTCTTTACCCCTCCATTAACTTATCTGTTTGGGTATTTGAAATTCAATCATACCTGCTAAAAATATTAATTGTTGCCCAATTCTGATAGTAGCTGGACTTGGTAAAGATATTAACAAAGCAAGTTGCCCATCTGAAAATAATCCAACATAATAAACATCAGACCAATTCGCAGTTGCTGCAGGAAACATAATCATATTTGCATTCACATAATAAAAATTATCCGCATCCTCATTTAAATAAACAAACCCAGGGAAATCCTGTCTACTATATCCACCACCAGATAGTTCATTTTTGTTTATATCAAATAAGCCAATTTGTGTTCCATTAAATGCTTGTGTAATTAAATCAGCTCCTTTCCTATATGTTATTCTCATTTCGCAACCTCGTTAAAGTTTATTTTTGCGATTTTCATCTTGGTTGCAATCGGTAAATACCATATCAAACTAAACTCTTCTCCATATAAATTACATCTAAAATTGTGTTCGTCAAGAGGTAAATTAAACGCCAAAGACCGCTCATCCCCCCGATAATTCGCAACAACATTAAACATAATATATCGCTCCCTACATTTCTTCACATCATAATAAAACCCCTGAAACCTCTGCAAATAGTCAAAATCAAACAACAAATTAATATAACATTTGTCATAATAATAAGTCGTTGGCTCATCTGTAAATTGATACCTATAAAAAACCTTCTCAGATGCATCAAAAAACCATTCCCTATCCACAAAAAACGCTAAATCACCAAAATACACATCATCATCTACCAAAAACATAAACCGCCCTGTCTCTTCATGACTAAACATAAAAACCTTATGATTATAACACTTCCTAAAATGCCACCTGTCTATTTGCTTATTTTTAAATACTTCTCTAAATGAATTATAGAACGCTTCAATATTGAACAATATTCCCGCATTACCAACCATCTGCAAACTTAATCCAACCAATCCATTCTGACCCCTTACCCAAATCAATCCATCCTTAACAAGCAAATTGTGATAATCATAAAAACTTGACGGTATATAAACACTCATAAATGTAGTCGGTATCAAATCGCTCAATTCAAGAAGCTCTTGTAAACTATAAAATTGAACCGTCGGAACATCCTTATATTCAAGAAGCAAAACAGAAAACGGATTATACAATGCTACACCAATAAAATTACGACCCGAATAATCTTTGCTTACCTTTGTCGCTCCATTTATCTTGTCTATTGCACTATTACGAATAACAAACAAACTATCTTTATACGCTACCAATCCAACCACATCATTATAACCTGTATGCTCAAATATTTGCTTACTATTGACATCAATATACACAACTCGTTGCCCTGCTTTATCATAAACACCAATACACTTATCACTTGTCGCACAATCAGTTAATTCAAACACATAACCAGCTACATTAATTGTATCAATAATAATAGGAGTTTCAAATAAAAGCTCATCCTTTCTGATATTCACAGCCACACAATTACCATTTATGTTATTTACCACGAAGGACCCCACTGATCATTCGGGAAATCTCCCCAAGTCTCAAAATTACCCCACCTATAACTATTAACTACTTGACAAGTAAAATCAAACTGACCATCAACTTGACAACCTATTCCACTTAAAATCAATCCAATAAAATTATCATTTGCTGATGTAAACATATTAACCTGTATCGCTAACGGAAATAATATCTCAATCAATTCTTTAAGTCTTAAATATGTCGCTAAATTGACCTGTTGAACAAATATCGGCTCAAAAAATGAACCAAATACTATAGCAAAAATTTTCTCCTTAAAAATCTCATCCCACTTAAACCAACCCCATCGCCTATAGAAACTCTCAGGTAATAACTCTCCTAAATACTTCTTTAACCCTTCATAACCAATCCAATCTACTTTTCTTAATGAATTTTTAATTTCATACGGAACCTTTAACCAAGCAAATGTATAACTTTGCCATTCATATTCCCAATCACCCCATGTCTCTCCAAAATCTTCCCATGTAACAAAATCTCCCCAAGTTCCTGTTATCTCAGCTTTTCTTATCTTCCGATATTTAGTATAGAGCATATTGCAAATACTCCTGTCTGTATTATAATAAATTAACAAACTTTTGCAAGAGGTCGTGTATGATTTTATCAGTTAATAATCAAATTTACAACTATTCTGATATCGAAAGCTATGTGTTAAGTCAATTGTTATCCGTTGAAAGTGCTTATTCTCGTAGGCTTACATCACTAATTAGATATATGCAAGAATTGAACGGCGAAACTAATATTCCAGACCCACCATACGAATGGCAATCTAAATTTCTTTCCTCAATGTTCTACCAAAAAATCTTCTTTGCCTACTTCTACCTTCGCTCCTTTCTTGAAAAAGCTTTCGAAAACCTCTTCACTATCGACACTGACAATGAGCAACTGCAAATTCTCCTAACCAAAATCTTACAGCATTACATCAAAACCCTCAATGTTAAAGATGCCCTATCCAAAGTCCTTTTCTATAGCCTCTTATCTGGCTACGGATTTATTCACATCACATATAACGAAGACCTTAAACGGTTAGACCTACAAGTCATCAATCCATTACATTCCAAAATCACACCTGACCTCAATTATGTCTGCATCACTGAATACTTACCCATACCTGAAGCCATACGAAGATATAATCTAACTTATGATCAACTTAAACCTTACATAGCCCCGCAAGATGACCCAGAATATTCAGTCCTTACATACTTACAGAAAGTCTACGATGATAAAGTCGTTCGTATTGATAAATTCTATGGAATTGTCTTCCTGCCTAATGATATAATAGCCCCGC